AATACTTCCCATACTGGATGAGGGCGGTGTGTACATAGATGTAGAGGACAGACGGGAGCAACACAATTTCGAATTCAAGCAAGTAGACAAGAATTATCTGTCACACATAACCTGGCCGGAGAATCATCCAGCCGCGGGACAACCAATAGAGTTGAGAGACTATCAAGTAGAAACTATTAACAAGTTCATAGAACATCCACAAAGCATACAAGAGATAGCCACTGGTGCGGGTAAGACCATAATCACAGCGGCACTATGCCAATTGGTTGAACCATATGGAAGGACACTGACTATTGTTCCAAACAAAAGCCTCGTCACACAGACAGAGGAGGACTTCCTCGCTTGTAATCTAGACACAGGTGTGTACTACGGTGACAGAAAAGAACTAGGAAGATTTAACACCATAGCAACTTGGCAGTCATTGAACGTACTTGAAAAGAAAAGCAAAGACGAACACACAACAGACTTCTTGGAAGCGATACAAGGCATAAACACAGTGATCATAGATGAGGTGCATATGGCCAAAGCAGACGTGTTGAAAAGATTACTGACAGGACCGTTTGCACACTGTGGCATACGTTGGGGACTTACGGGCACAGTGCCAAAAGCAGATTACGAGTTTATGGGATTGAAATGTAGCATAGGAGAAGTATCAAACAGGATACAAGCAAGTGAACTGCAAGACAAAGGTGTTCTAGCAAATTGTCACGTGAATGTCCTACAGACACAGGATCATCCACAGTTTAAAACTTACGGAGAAGAGTTAAAATGGTTAACGACAGACAAGACAAGAATGAAATGGGTCGCTAACACTATCAAAGACATTTCAAGTTCAGGTAACACACTTATACTTGTGGACAGGATATCCGCGGGAGAAATCTTAGAAGAACAGATCGAAGATTCAGTGTTCGTGTCTGGATCAACCAAAAACACAGACAGGAAGGAACAATATGATGAAATATCTACTGCAACAAATAAAGTTATTATCGCCACATATGGAGTTGCCGCTGTTGGTATTAATATTCCTAGGATTTTTAATCTTGTTCTCATAGAGCCGGGCAAGTCATTTGTCAGGGTCATACAGAGCATAGGACGTGGGATCAGGAAAGCAGAAGACAAGGACAGCGTACAGATCTGGGACATTACCAGCAGTTGCAAGTTTGCGAAAAGACACTTGGGGGCAAGGAAAAAGTTTTACAAAGAGGCCAATTACCCGTATAATATAGAAAAGATAAATTATGAAAATCCTTACACTGGATAACAGAACATACAAATTAGAAAAAATACCGGAGTGGGTTGACGAGAAGTTGAGATTCGCAGTGCTTGATAATTCAGACCCTGCAAATCCAGATTTCTTTTACATACCTTTGATATTCCTAGAGAGCTTCAATGCACCAGCGGCGGTGTTGGAAATAGGACCTTATAAAATAAAGATGCCGCTTGATTGGAAGATGCTGATAGGTGAAGCAGGACAATCTGAGATGCACGTGTTACCTATCACAAGCCTTAACGATAGAGGGTTCGATGCATTTACATTTAATCCGTTGTCCAGTCCCAAACCGGATTTCTATCCGATAGACGTAGTGGACATCTACACAGAAGTGAAATGGTATTTCCCTAAAATCAAATCAGGACAGATGTTGGCAGTGCCATTGAACAATGGACCAAAACCCATGTGTGCCTACTTCGTCAAGGACATCTCGAGACAGTGTGAACAGGTGGACTATGGCTCAGTCTGGTAGGAAAACAATAACGATAGACGCACCAATCCTGATAACCAGCAACAAGATTGCTGTGTGGATGGATGAAGATTGGATGCACAATTTCTTTGACTTCATAAGAAAACACAAATTCCAATTTTCAGGTTTACAACACAAAAACAAGAAACTAAAATTAACATTTGTAACAGCAAAAGATTGTACGATGTTTGCACTAAAATATGCCAGCAGAAAAAAATAGAAAATTTTTTGATCTAAGGAACGGACTGAAAGCGGTAGACTTCAGGAACAAGGACTACTTTGACAGGATCGACGACAAAGAGAAATCACTATACTCACCCTACATGCTAATGAGATATGTTTCCAACGTATCGTCCAAGGATCCATTCTATGTGGAACACTATATAGAGATGGTGAACGAATGCGTGAACAAGCACTGCTTCACACTGGGCAAACACAAGAAACTGTTATGGATACTGACCGCCATGTGTGGTGCAGAGACACAGCAGTTCCATCCATGGATGAAACCCATGAAACGTGTAGCAAACAAGAGTCTTAAGAAACTACAGGCCATATACCCTACGTGGAAGGAAACCGACCTAGAGACATTAGACAAAGTGATAACAGACAGAGAACTAGAGGAATTGATAGAGGCACATGGCATCGACAAATAAATGCACATATTGTGGCAAGGAGTTTGCCAAGGAACGTACACTACAGGTACACCTGTGTGAGCCCAAGAGGAGATACCTGCAACGTGATGAGAAGTGGGTGGTGAATGCATTCATGGTGTTCCAAAGATTCTATCAGATACACCAACACAATTCAAAAACAAAAACATACGATGATTTCGTTAAGAGTTCATACTACAATGCATTCGTCAAGTTTGGGAGATTCATCATGCACATCAACCCTTTATATCCAGAGAAGTACATAGACTATGTACTACAGTCGAAAGTCAAACTGGACCACTGGGCCAGGGATGACCTCTATGAGATGTACTTGATCGAGGCACTGAAGTCAGAGCCTGTTGAGGCCGCACTACAGAGAAGCATCGCGACAATGATGGACTGGGCCACGGAACAGAACGCACAATGGTCAGATTATTTCAGATTAGTGAACACCAACAGAGCAGTGCAACACATACAACAAGGCAAGATAAGTCCGTGGCTGTTGCTAGGTTGCAACGCAGGCAAAAGGATGTTAAAATCATTTAACGACGAACAATTACAGATGATAGAAAGATTTATAAACACAAGTTTCTGGCCAAGCAAGTTGAAGAGCTATCCTGCTGACCACATGCTGGTGCAAGACACAGCAAGGGAGGCCAAGATTGTCTAAGATTGATTTAGAAGTTTCTGATACTTTAGAGTTTGAAGAAGGAGATATCGCTGTGATAATCAAAGAGGACGGATCTATAGGAAGAGTTATAATGCCAAAAGTAAACAAGGACATGTTAAAAACAGAAGGATATAAAAAACTTCTTGATGTGTTGGAAATATTACAACCGGGATCACGTGATAAGATGATCAAACACGCAGAGAAAAACAAAGGGAGTGTACACTAATGCCTGATGTAGATATAGATTTTTTTGATCGAGACAACACATTGAAGTTGTTCAAACACACACCAGCGTCAATGATCAAAGACGGCAAGTCCGAGAAACACAAGACCGGAGTTTACTTCCATGCAGTGCCAGAACACCCCGTGACCGGACACGCAAGTTTAGATTACAAACAAGCAGAGGACAGAGGATACTTCAAGATAGACTGCTTAAATGTAAACATATACAAGGATGTGAAATCAGAACAAGAACTTGTGGAACTGATGATGCAGGAACCTGATTGGGACATGTTGAAAGATCCAAAGATAGTAGAAAACCTTTTTCACCTAAATGGCCATTACAACATAGTGTCCAAACTTGAACCACGTACCATAGAACAACTTGCGGCTGTGTTGGCCATAATACGTCCTGCCAAAAGAAATCTAATGTACAAGGACTGGGTAGACATAATGAAAGATGTTTGGGTAAAACCAACAGACGGCAGTTACTTCTTCAAGAAATCACACGCAGTGGCATACGCACAGGCCATAGTGGTGCAGATGAATCTGATAAACAGAGCTAAATATAGTTTTGATGCACAATCAGAAACGTAAAAAAATAATCCCTAAAAAACGTAAGAAATCCAAAAGTAGTACATCACTAGGAGCAGAATTGTATTCCTATGACCCCGACAATCCATTGACGAAATATGTTGAGAAAGTTTGTGGTGTGAACAGTACAGATCCTACTAAGATTAAGTAGGTCTTCTTACTAATTGGATAGTTCTTCTTTTTACCCGTTTCTTTGAAATTTCAGAAAGTTTTACAGTTGGTCCATGTACTATTTCAACATCCTTGGAATTCAATGTAATCAGCGTTGAACGGAAATATCTAAACTCTCCCTTGAGAAATATGTTTATTGGTAATTTACGATTGGATTCGTGCCACCAAGTCTCTCCGCATTTCAGGAACTTCATCTTATCTTGCGGCATCATCAATCTACCATAGTCATAGAAACTGATCACGTTTGCGTCTTCGTTCTGTACTATGCCCACATACTCCAAATCGCCCTTTCTGATCAGGCTCAGGAATGGGAATTTATCCCTTAATGTTGCAAAAATTTCGTTCATTCTATATCTATAAATACTGTTAAATATGTACTATGCAAACAGTACAAAGGTATTTAATAAATCAATTGGTAATAGCCTACATAAATGGTTATACCGGAAGGAACTCAAAAGTGTACGACAGACGCTTAACACTGCATAGGGGAGTATCAAACCCAATCTCGTTCACGTTCAAAAACGAGGATCAGAAGGCACAGGATATAACTTCTAAAACATACGAGTTCAACATGATCGATTCTGAGAGCAAGAAAGCGGTCTTAACAAAGACGTTAAGCATACTAGATGACGGGTCCACTGTCAGCACAAAGGGTGACGCTAGTTGTACTATCACAGAGGGTGACCTATTACCACTGGATGCTAAGTTCTACAACTTCTCTGTACGTGAAGTGAAATCAGATGGTAGCAGAGAGATCACGTATGCAGACACAGGTTATGCGGCCGCTGGCACGATAGAATTGCTAGATGGTGCTTATCCGGAATTTGTAGCAAGTACTAGTGTTTCTAGTTTCACGGCGTCAGGAGGTCCACTAGCATACACATCAGGCTCAATAGATTCCAGACCGGGTATCAACAACAACAAGGCTTTGCACACGATTGCTGTGTACACAAAAAACTTCTCAGGTGCTTTGCGGGTGCAAGGAACAATGAGTGCTTCACCAAGCAACTCAGACTATTTTGATATTACCATGGAAGGTGCAGGATCCACGGCGAATACTTTCTCAGATTCCACAACAGTATCCAACTTCAACTTCACGGGTGTTTACCACAGTGTGAGATTCAGTTGGGGCAACGACAGTGGTAACACTGGCGTGATTGACAAAATCCTATATAGGCAGTAAAATAGTATAGATTATGAATCTTATACAGAATACAATTCTGACTAGTCTTCCTGCGAACAGAAAGAAGACCCCAAGCGGTTGGATCAGTTTCAACGCACCTTGTTGTGTTTACAATGGAGAGACCGCTGACAAGAAGAAGCGTGGCGGACTTATGACCAGTGCGGACGGCACAGTCAGTTACCACTGTTTCAACTGTGGCTTCAAGGCCAGTTACGTGATAGGACGTAAACTTACATATAAGATGAGACAGTTTATGAGTTACATAGGTATACCAGAGGACACAATACGTAAGTTGGCTATAGAAGCCATGCGTGAGGAGGAAGGTGATGTCAAGTATGAGAAGAAGAAATTTGTAACATTCAAGAACAAGACACTGCCCAAGAACGCACACAAACTGGATGTGTGGCTGGAGAAGTATGTGGCAAACGATCTCACAGAACCGCAATGGAAGAAGATAGATGGGTTACTGAAATATCTAGAGAGCAGGGGCATAGGTGCTGACTGGTATGACTTCATGTACTCTCCTGATAAGATTTGGGACGTACATCAAAGATTGCTGATACCATTCTACTGGCGAGGTGAAGTAGTTGGATTCACTGGTAGGATGTTTGAGGAATCAGATGGTGTCAAGTATTACACAGATGTATGGCCTGGATACGTGTTCAACATGGACGCACAGGATTGGAACAGGAAGTTTGTTATAGTCACTGAAGGACCTTTTGATGCCATATCCGTTTCTGGCGTGAGCATATTGGGTTCAGAGATAAATGACACACAAAGGGAGTTGATAGACGGACTTGGTAGACAGGTAATTGTTGTGCCAGACAGAGATGCTCCAGGACAGAAATTGGTAGATCAAGCAACAGAATTTGGATGGAGTGTTGCATTTCCAGAATGGGACAAAACGGTTGGCGATGTGGCGGATGCTGTGTTAAAATATGGTAGACTGTTTACTATACAATCGATATTAAAAACAACGGAGTCAAGTAAACTGAAAATAGATTTGAAGAGAAAGATGTATGGCTGAATACACATTTGATGTACAAAAACTTTATATAGAGATGCTCCTAGCAGATGCAGAATCATTCGCACGGGCACAGAACATATTCAAACCAGAATCGTTTGATCGTAAACTACAACCAATAGCCAAGTTCGTCAAGGACTACATGGATGAATACAAAGTGATGCCAGAGGTTGAGCAAGTAAACGCATCTCATGATATAAAATTAAAAACAGCGAAGGATCTGGATCCTGCACACTTCAATTGGTTGCTGGACGAATTTGAAACATTCTCGAGACACAAGGCATTGGAACAGGCAATACTTTCTTCCGCTGATCTTTTAGAGAAGGGTGATTATGGTCCAGTCGAGGACATGGTCAAGGAAGCAGTCAGTGTGGGACTTACAAGAGACCTGGGCACGGACTACTTCGAAGATCCAAAAGGAAGACTCGAAGCATTGAAAGACAACAACGGACAGATCAGCACCGGGTGGGCTAACTTGGACAAGAAACTGTTCGGAGGTTTCAATCGAGGCGAACTGAACATATTCGCAGGTGGATCTGGTGCAGGTAAGAGTTTGTTCTTGCAGAATCTCGCAGTCAACTGGGCACAGGCAGGACTAAATGTGTGCTACATATCTTTTGAATTAAGCGAGCAACTGACTGCAATGAGATTGGATGCTATGATGACAAATATCCCAACCAGGAGAGTGTTTCCAGAAATAGAAAACGTTGAGATGAAGGTCAAGATGTTGAAGAAGAAATCGGGTAACTTGCAGATCAAATACTTGCCAAGTGGTAGCAACGTTCTAGATGTTAGGACGTATCTCAAAGAACTAGAACTAAAGAACAAGAAGAAGATAGACTGCATACTGATCGACTACTTGGATCTGATGATGCCTAAGAGCAAAAGGATATCACCAGCAGACTTGTTCATCAAAGACAAATACGTTTCAGAAGAACTGAGGAACTTGGTCGTTGAGAAACAGTGTGTGTTGGCAACTGCATCGCAGTTGAACAGGGCATCGGTCGAAGAGATAGAGTTTGATCACAGTCACATATCAGGCGGACTGTCCAAGATACAGACTGCTGACAATGTGATAGGTATATTCACATCGAGAGCAATGAAGGAACGTGGTAGATATCAGATACAGTTCATGAAGACCAGATCTAGTTCTGGTGTTGGGCAGAAAGTTGACTTGGAGTTTGACGTGGACAGTTTGAGAATTAGAAGTCTCGATGAAGATGAATCACAGAGCTACAATCAGCAGGGCAAGAACAAGATATACGATTCGTTGAAACAAACATCCAAAGTCACTGGTGGAGAACCCACAAATGCTAAACCAGAGATCCCAGATCCTCGTAAGGGCGATGCACTAGGGGTCAAAGTTAAAGCCACGGTGGAAGGCGGTAAACTGAGACAACTGTTAAACGAATTACACTCAGACGAAGAACAATAATGAAAAAAGTACATGATTGGTTTCTTCCAGATTATGATAGTCATTATGAGCAATGGATGATCACTAATAATGAAAAGAATTATCAAAGACTACAAAGAGAGTATGCACTCAAACAAGTAAAACATTTCCGTACAGCGATCGACATAGGCGGCAACATTGGTTTTTGGAGTAGAGATTTTTGTGAAAAATTCAATAATGTAATAATTTTTGAGCCTGAGCCATCAAACATAGAATGCTTGAAGGAGAATTTAAAAGTCCAATCTAACTTCACACTACACGAAGTAGGACTAGGTAGCAAAGAGGAAATACGAGAGTTCTACACATCATTGACTACGTCAGGTGGCCACAGTTTTTATAGAGATCAAATCTTTGAAAGTGAAGTTGGCAAGACAACATTACCCATCAAAAGACTTGATGATTATAACCTGACCGATGTAGATCTCATCAAGATCGACACACAGGGCAGTGAATACCACATACTGCTAGGCGGCGAACAAACACTGATCAACAACGACGCTGTGCTCAACATAGAAATAGAACACAAGAACGAAGGACACAAAAAGCGTGCCACGGAGATCATTGACTTCCTGTCAAGTGTGGGTTACAAAGAGTATGGCAGATCTCGAAAGAAAGAAGTCGTTTTTAAGAAAGTGCGTAAAGCGTAAATTACCAAAAATAGCGTAAGTTAAGAAATAACGCGAAGCGTTAAAAAGCGTAAAGCCGGCCTGCCCTTTTGAGCTGACCGACTTCACAGTGTTAGCAAACTAGAATGTAAACTTGATTCCAGCGGCCATGTCGTTTGTGTCTGTACCTGTTGGCACATCCGTCATCTGATAAGCACCATACATGCTAAAGTTCTCGCCGAATTTCTTCTCAGCGCCAACTGTAGTGTATTTGTTACCATCCTCGATCTCACCATAACCAACTGAGAAAGTTGTCGCACCGATCAGGTGTGAAGCAACTATTTCATTAGCAGTGGTCTCTACAGCAGTAGATTCCACTTCTTTGATTGTGTGGTTGAAGCCGATTGTTGTAGCATCAGAAAGGTCGAATGTGATACCCGCACCCATGTACTCAACTGAGTTCACTTTGTCATCTGTGTATGCAACACCGATGTTTAGTGAGTCAGAGATGTCCATAGAAGCCGCAGTCTCGTACACGTCAACGCCTGATTTACCAGTTGAACCGTCAACTTTTACCAAGTTGTCGAACTGGATTGCACCCAAACTGTTCGAGTACACAACCGTGTGTGAGTCTCTGCTGAACAGTTTCTGTGCGGCACTTCCGCCGAATTCTGGGAACACATCTGTCTTAGATGTAACAGCACCCTTGAACACAGAGTTCTGTCTTCCTGCTGATAGCACACCCGCGTCACCCATGTCAATACCAGCGTAAGCCAGTTTAGAGTCAAATGGTGATGAACCAGAGTCATCCGCGTCGATGTCCACTTCTAACTTGGCGAAGCCGTCGATTCCCTCTGCGATGTTGCTATTGAAGTCAACACCAATCGCTGAACCGTTGTTCTCCGCTTTTGATGTCGCCACGCCTGAAGCATTCTCGTTGTTTGACAGCATGTAGTTCAAAGAACCATACACTTTCATCTCGGCCGCTTCAGCCGGTGCCGGTTTCATAACCGACCAAATAGCCACTAGTGCGATGATAATCGCCACACCAATAGCCGCCTTTTTCTTTGTCATTTTCATAGATTGTTTTTCTCCCGTATCTATTATGATTGTAATGCGATCACAGGCCTAGTGACCGCTCTGGATTGTAAGGCATATTTATCAAAATTGCAACCATTAAGTGCAACTTTTTTTACCAAACAAATTGACCCCACCGTCGTTTGTGTGTATAATTACGGGTAGCAAAGGAGGTTCACGATGGGCATACACTACGACTACAAGAACACCAGGAGCGCCAAGAAACTACAGAAACAGCATGAACGTGAACAGCGTAGGCGGAGCAAGAAGGCACAGCAGATGCCGGAACAGAAACCAGACGAGACCCGACCACTCACGCTGGACATGATAACCGATCCAGACAAATGATAAACCACAGGCTGTTCTCGCACTACGGCATCAACACCGCCAAAGACCTCAAGATAGCCACGGTGTGTTCACGGCCATTCGACACAGTGCTGATAGACCGGCAGGGCAGTTGTTACGCCTGCGAGTGTACGTCATGGTTGCCACAGAGCATAGGCAACCTACAGATCAAGACCTTGGACGAGATTATCTCCAGTCCCGTCCACAAGAAACTACAGTCCAGCGTCAGCGACGGCACGTACCGATTCTGCAACGAACACCAGTGCCCGTACATACGTGGGGGTGACCGGCTGGACGGCAAGTCGGATCACATCAAGCACCTTAGGCTGGCCATAGACGACAGTTGTAACCTGCGTTGTCCAAGTTGCAGGAAGTCAATGATATTCCACAAGGAGGGATCCGCATTCAGGCTGGGCGTGAGACTGGCCGATCGCATCAATGAATGGCTACACAGTTACACACACCCCATACAGGTGCACATAGGTTCCGATGGTGATCCTTTCGCCTCACACGTGTACAGGCACTTCATGGAACAGACCCCGGAGCGTGACAACATCAGGTACAGCATACTGACCAATGGACTCATGTTCAAGGAGTTCCACGGTCGTGTGCCCAACGTGATGCACAACCTAAATGAACTGGGAGTTAGTATCGATGGTGCGTCAAAGGACACATACGAGAAGTTGAGACTGGGAGGCAAGTGGGACAAGATACTGGAGGGCCTCGAGTGCATGGCGGAACAGAAACAGAAACACGGTTTCAGATTCATACTGCACTTCGTGGTGCAGAAAGACAACTTCCACGAAATGAATGACATCATAGACCTCGGAGAGCAGTACGGTGCTGACAGGGTGTGGTTGAACAAGATAGAGGACTGGGGCACTTCAGATGACTTC